ATGTGGCCATAACCCATAAACCAAATTAGCAAAAAAGATCCCTGTTATTATTACTGAAAAAAATAATCCAAAAATAATCATTGTAGCCCATTCTGGTAAATAATTCATGTAAAAAAATACATTATTAATAATAGAAAAGGAAGTGCACGTCATTTTTTTCAGTGTTTCAAATTCATATGCCCAAAATGGACTATTCTGAGGCAATTTATTAATATCTGGTTTAATAAATGGAGTATCTTCGCTAGACTGACCTCGAAAATCGGCAGCGTGTTGGGGCTCATTAAAAGTTGGAACAGGTTCAGCGGTTGTCTCGATAACACTGTCAAATTTTGTTTTTTTAGCCGACGGATATGCTTTATTTTTAAGAGAACAAAGCCAAGAATTTTTAAATTTATCCATAAAATTCAAATTTGCTTTGTCATTGACAAAATTTGCCTCTTGAATGTAATAAGCATTTTTGTCAGATTGTGACCAAAAATTTATTCCAAAAAAAGATAGTATTTTTACAGGATTCATATAAATAATTTCTATAGGAACCACTCTTGGCGGAACTAGAGGTGAATCATTCAAAGGATATGGTTGTATATCACAATCAGTTGGTAATATATTTGCGTTGGCTACTTTCGCAAGAAATAGACCCATTGATCCTACTACAACCACTCCAAAAAATATACCTGTTATTAGAGCATGACTAAAACTTTTAGAAAATCCTTTCCAATCTGCTTTGTCAGTTGTGGATCCACTGTCTTCTGCTTTTTTTTCATCAATTGAGGTAGGTTCTGTTGTTGACATTTTATAATAAATATATATTAAATTTTATGGAATAAAATATAAATTGTAAACTATTATATGTCTTATTTTACAATCATATTTTTCACTAAATGAAATATATAATTTTATATATAAAATAAATTATCACTTTATATATATGAAAATTACCAAAAATATAATAGTAATTTTTGTTAGTTTAATTATAGGAATAGTAGTAGTAACAGGTCTATATTATAATTCTTATTTTAAAGAAGGATTCGATCCAAATGCGCTACTAACATATGACAGCAATAGTCCAAAAAATAGTCACAATGTTGACGTTGTCAATAACGAGTATAGTTGTTCCAATTTCTGCGGCCCACAGTCGCAATGCGCAATTACTAGGCAGCAATGCACTTCTGATGTGGATTGTCAGGGATGTCAGCCTCCGATCACTGAGCCTCCCAAATATTTAACAAATACAGAAGTGAAGCCATTGAATGATGCCGGTAAGCTAACATTGAATCAGGCGCCACAATATTCACCATTAACTTCAGATATAGGATCTAGAGCTGCGTATGCTAAACCTGGTTCCAAAGAGGCCGAAATTGTCAGACCATATGAGGGTTATGATAAGTGGACAAAATCATTTAATTTAGGCCTGGAATTGGCGGATAGAAAGCTAGTTAATCAGTTTTCACCAGAGCCAGACGAATATAAATCAATACCAACTTATCCAGTAACTAGAAGCGCAACTGGTCTTTTTTATGATATGGGACCGACTGCGTCGAATGCGGACCTTCTTTAAAAGTCAAGGTGGAGCCAAAGTCAAAATTATATTACCTTTTTCTTGATTTTCGCCCATATTTACAATGTTGTTTTTGAGAGAATCCCTTGGGTCTTTTACAATTAATACTTTTTTTATATTTGAGAGACCATCTGTGTCGTTTTTTCGCAGTTTTCAAAGCCATATACAATTATAATATATTATATTTGCCGATAATATATTATTTTGAAATGAACTTAAAGAAGGGGGGTTCTAATAAATAATATATTATTTATTAATTACGGCCTCTTTGGCGACCTTGCTGACAATTTTGTCGATATTTGACAGCTGTTCTTCCGTTGTTAGTCCAGACATAGCATTTCCAACTATCTTCAAATATAGATCATTCTTTCTCGAATCGGAAGCCATACAGCCGGGATATTTTTTCCTCCATTCGCCAATCAGTTTGATGTTTTCAAATGCTACATCTTTGATAGCCCTTTTCAAAATTGGCTTGGTATCTTCTTCCTTTGTCCATTGATCGTCGTTTTTGATGTATAATACTTCTCTCTTTAGATCCGAACAATGAATCGGTCTTTTGTTTATGTCTAGGACCTTGAGATTCTTATTCATTATTCTAGAAACACCCTCGACATAACCTAGACGGCCAGTGGCTTCTAAATCTTCTAGTTCTACTTTGATTGAACTAACAAATTCGCTGATATTTAAAGCATCTTTACATTCCTCATTCAAGAAAAACTGAAGATTGAATGTTTTGTTATGCGAGTTGTTCGTGTTAGTGTTATTAGTGTTGTTATTGTTATTGGATATGTTCATATTATTTTTAGAAAGTTCCATGATTGTTTTGTTTTGATCTAGAATCAAATTTTTAAATTCAGTACATTCGTGAATAAGTAATTTAATTATTTCCTTGTCTGAAAAATCCAACGGTTTCTCATCGAGAACATTTTCAACGAAAGGTTTGCTAATATTGGTATCATTATCATGTGTCGATTTTTGTTCACATATTTTTTTGTGTCTCCATAAACCGGAATTATCTTTGTAGTTTTTACCGCAAACACATGTATAACTTTTTACTTGAGGTATGCTTTGTAAATTTTCAGATTCATTAGTATTGATTTGGTTGTTTGGCGCATCATCAGATTGCTGAACATTGATAATATGTTTTACAGTAAGCAGATGTTTGTTGAAATCTTTTTTTCTATATGATACATAGTCACATTTTACACAAATAAATTCAGGAGAGTTTTGGGAGACTTTTAGATTGCTAAACATTGTCTATATAAGCAATGGGGAAAATAAACTTTAAGCTCTTTTTTTCTGAAAAAAATAAATTTAATCGTAACACATTTTTCTTTGAAAAAATCGATTTAAGAGCATTATGCTAACAAATCACTTTTTCAAAACCCCTTTTTCCAAAGGGACTTTTGGATTTTCAAAAATGGACATTTTTAAAAATGTCCAAATCCCAAAAAAAAATTTCAAATAAATGTATAAAAGTATAGAAGTTCAGACAATTGGACATTTATAAAATGTATCCAAACGAGCAACCAATTCGCAGATTTATGCTGTCATATACCATTTATTAGTAGAATAATTTGTCACCATATATGCTCACAAATTATTTCAATATAATCACATGAAAATCCGCAATTATTTGTTGATTTTACGGCAAATTTCGTCCTTAACTGTTAGCTCACGATTATCTAATAGCTGCTTTGTTAAGTCAGTCGCTACTTCAGGCTGGTCTTTGTAGATCTTTTGTAATTCTGCGAGTAAATATTTGGCTGAAATCGGCTTCTTGGTCTTCTTCTGCTTGTAAAGTAGCGCACCACCATTGATGTCAAAACAGTCGATCGAATTGCCTTTCATGATGGTAACCAGTGTTTCTGTTAGAACCTTTTTTCTGATGGTTTTCTCCTTAATGTCAGTTTTTGCTTTCGTAATATCGTTATCCAATTTGATCCACTCTTTGATGCTATTAATTAACTCTTCTTTGGTCGACTTTACAGGTTGCGGAGTGGTATTAGTAGGTGAAACAGTATGTGAAACATCAGAATCTTCTACTCTTGGATCCATTATTAATATTAATTATATATTTAATATTAATTTTAAGTGCTTTTTATAAAATTTATAATTGGATCTTTATTACATATTTTATTACATATTTTTATTACATTTTAGCATATTTCTTGCCAACTGTTAGCCACAACCCTACGCAAACAACTGACCCAATAACATATCCCTGCCCAAGACCTTCTTGTCCTTTAATTTTATAGCCAATAAAAGGCATAATAACACACGACAATAACGCATAGAACGCCATAACTTGCCAAAACACTGTATTCATTATATATTTGGAAGAGATAAAAGATTTACTTTGGACAATGTCTTTTACACAAATTACTTTGACCAACGATTGTCACCTTTTGACCACATGCTTCTCCTTTTCTTAACCCCGTCTTTAGTAACGCAACGCATCCACAGTTTAAGCAAAGAGATGGATCTTGTATTTGCTCCTTTGTTTGTTCCTTCGTTTCCTTCTTTAAAGCTTTTGCTTCGTTTTTCGCTTCCTTTGTTTCTTTCACTTTTTCCTTCTTTAAAGCCTTCGCTTCTAAAGCTTCTTGTTTTTTAATCGCCTTTTCTAAAAGCTTGGCTTCAATTTCCTTCTTCTTAATCTCCAATTTGTATGCTTTCACCTCCGGTCTAACATGATTCGGACACAGATCTTTAGTTGTGCCATCTGGCGCGACAATAGGGGTTGTATAACAATTCCAGCAAGGAACCACTTTGCCGTTTACTAAATTCGTTTTACAGCATTTACCCTGAGCAAATTTGTATCCATACAGCATATAGGTATAATTTGAGGGCACTGACCCAGGCACATAGGATGTTTTAATTATTCTAAAATCAATGTCATTTGTATTGACTCCATATTTCTTTTGAAATGACAGGTCTTCATGATATGGTAACAATTCGAATTGAATATGACGGCAATAAGGACACTTGATATAATAGTCTAGCTTGGAATCACGAATTTTCATAACATCGGGTTTAGATAATACATCACTAGTATAAGACTGAAAATCAAATTTCTGCTTACAAATTTCGGTGTAAAGAGCAGCATAATTAAAAGTATGTTTACATTCTAATGTAACAAAATGATTTGTTAGTTCTTGTCCAGTGATTTCACAAATCTGGTGTTTATTTTGTTCAGATTCTTCTCCCTGATCGCTATCATAATCCAATGAAGTATAAAGCGAACTGTAAAAATCAATATTTCCTTCAATATTATAATTAGGCATATATATGTTATTAATTGTAATCTTTAAATTTATTACAATTAATCTTTAAATTTATTTTATTTTATTTAGTTATAAATATGTCACCTAGTCACTGGGGCCCTCCAACGTGGTTGTTTATACACACTCTAGCAGAAAAGGTGAAAGAAGAAGAATTTCCTAAAATAGGACAACAAATTATTGCGAATATACAACAAATTTGTTACAATTTACCGTGTCCTGATTGTGCGGATCATTCCAGAACATTTTGGTCGAAAGTGAAAGTTGCCAATATTAAAAACAAGACAGATCTAGTTAATTTGTTATATGTATTTCATAATTGTATAAATAAAAGGAAAAAATTGGGACCATTTAAATATGATAATTTAGCATTTTATAAGACGCAAAGTGTTGTAACAACATTCAATAATTTTGCGAGAAATTTTAATACTAAGGGGAATATGAAGTTGCTAACAGAGTCGTTTCATCGTGGTCGCCTTATGACATCATTGAAAGGGTGGTTGATGGTGAATATTCAAAGCTTTGACAAATAAGTAAGGGAACGGCAGTACTATTTCACATGTCCTTACTTAAAAGATCTGATATTTGTCTGCTAGATGATTTATAACAATACCTTCCTCCTCGTCATTTAAACGAATTCCTTCTCTATTTAGTTTGTCAATAATATCCTGATATTGTGCCATATCTCGGTGATCGGATGAAAGGCTATTAACTATTTTATCTACCTTTGCTAAAATCTTTTTCGTAGAAGTAGGAATATGAGATTTACCATGTGTTTTACGAGTTAGTGCTTGGTAGGATTTTATTTTATTTGTTGTTTTTTTCCAATTATCAGTAGCGCGTAAATTAATGGTCATGGTAGGTGCATGTTGTTTAGAGCTTGTAGTTGTTGACTTAGTTTTTGTCTTCAATTTTGATTTAGACTTAGACTTAGATCTGGATTTTGGACTCGGACTCGATGAATCATAAACTTTTACTTTAGGGTGTATTTTAAATCTGTGACTAGAATAATAAGAGACCGCAGTATCAACAGGATTTAAATAAATATTGTTAATCCCCATATGAGTCAATGTCTTCTTAAAAAAATTCAATAATTTTGTTCCAGCTCCTTTAGTTTGTTGTTTTTGATTGCTACAAAATGCTTGTATTTTTGCTGATCCAGCAGTTGGCGACCATTTGAAAACTATCATAGCAAGAACATGAAAATCAGTTGGATCTGCTGGATTAGCATCTAAAGATAATAAAGTAGCATAAGTTGGTTTATTTACGTTATTGATTAAATATTCAACCCTAATGCCTTTTCCGTCTTTAGAACAAAATGTAGTGTCTGTTTCACCTTGTCGAATATGTTGGTTGTAATATTCGTCAAATCTATTATTATAAGTATCATTATTTATCCGAGTAACGCCAAAATCGCGCATCATTGTGGATGCAATATCCATTGTTTGTGAAGCTGGATTTAAATTTTGTGGAATCCACAATGTCATTGAATCTTTTTTAGGAGATGGCATATATTATATTATATGAAAATAATTAAAATTTTGTAAGCTGTAAATATAATATTACCATACAAAAACTTATCATGGAAGAAATTATACCGGAAAAAATTAAAGTAGTATCGTGAATATACATTCCATGAATAAACCATAATACATTAGATAATAAAATTATTAATATAGAATGAATAGACATATCTCTTATACGTTTAGTTTTATATGTTTTATATAATTGTGGAATTAATTGACAAAATGTTAATATTGGTGCTAATATGGAAACAATCAGTTGAAAAGTAATATTCATAGTATTATATTTAATATATAATAAATATAATAAATATATTATATATTTTAACTATTTAGATATAAATATAAAAGTCAATCGTGAATTCATACCAACTCGGCTGTCCTCTACGCTTATGCCAGCTCGCAAATCGCTGTTTATCTTCCGACATGTAATAATTTCGATATGACTCGATGGGATCTTCGCTCTTGTATTTTTCAGGCATTGCGAGAGCAAATGGCGTTAAACCTTCTTTCTCAAATTTTTCAGGGGAAGGCGCATTTGCTCTTAGGATCTGTGCCATTAAATAAGACTTGTGGAATTTTGTATCAGGATGTCCGTATCGGAAGCGCCACTCGTTGTGCAATTCTTCAACTAGGTCCAAAGTCCACATGTAATTAGCTAGGGAAGCTCGGACCCAAATGGTAACTGGATGATTTTTATGAGCGACCTTATACAAACGCGCGTTCATTTCTTCGTCTTCTGGATCTAAAAGGCGCTTTGCCGAGCAAAGCATCTGGACGGCTTCTAATAAAATTTTACTAACATGCTTGTCCATCATGTATTCCGCTATTTCTCTTTGAATAAGAGAAAGGATAAATAGATTCATAGTTTTATAACAGTTTTTAACGATAGGTTCAAATATATATTTATTTTTAACTTTTCGTTTACTTATAGAAAAGTATTTCAATTTTTTGATTCAAAAAATTGAATCAAAAAATTGAAATAAATTACAGTTATAAACATATTCGCATTACAATAAAAACTTATTAAATCAAAAATGAATTCCAATTATAACCCAATTTCTAAACACATCAAGTATGTAGTCGATCCGGTAACATTTATAAAAGATGAAACACATCAACCACAATTTGATGTAAGGCAGTTACAGTTGTTTTGCTATAACTGTAGCACCCGAGTAAATGTTACGGAAGAAAATTCGAAAACGCTGCCGCCTTCATTGTTTACCTTGCCTCTAGAGCAGATTACATTCGATCATTCTCCATTATACAGCGGTATATGTTTGAGACCAGAATGTGGTAATACTAAAAAATTTTAAACTTTTAAATTTGTGGAAGACTTTTAAATTTGCGGAAGACTTTTAAATTTGTAGAAGACTTTTAAATTTGTAGACATATTTTTCGAAATTCTTGTAAATGGTCTTTATATAAAAGAGACTGCATAATTTTTATCGCCAAATCATTTAGCAAGTCATAAGTGGAATGATATAAATTTTCCCAATCTTCTTTTCCAGAAAGAAAATCATCTAAATTTTTCGCAAAGTAACGAAGTAGATGTTCGACAGCGTCATTCAAATAGAGCCAAGCTGTATTGTTAGTTTCATTGATAGCAGCATTTAACAACATATTAAAGTCATAACCAGCGCGTTTTTCCATTTCATTGGTTGAATTCTTTATAATAGGTATCACTTTGTCCAATAGCTCTTTATATTTTTTTATTTTATCAGGATCTGTTGATAAAATAGAAACATTATTTTCAGATTGTTGTGATTGTTGTTCCATAGGTATAATACATAGTTGTTAAAATGTTTTTAAGTAGGTTTGTAATATTTTAAATCTATGCACTAAATTTATGCACTAACCGAAGAGCCTAATATCATCCCGTCCTTGAAAACCGAACATCGAAACATCTGTTTGGAAGGCACCGAACAGACCTCTTTGTTGCTATTCAGTTCATTTATAAACATGAGCGATATCTTATCCGAATAAAACAAAATCAGAGCCATTATGGCGCCTAATACTCCGCCAACTAAAAAGTCGCCAACAAGTCCCATTCCCATTTCGATGCATCCCATTGAAAATAATTTCATACCTATGTCAAATAATATATAGCACCCAAAAAACGCAACAACATATGAGTTCACCATATTCTCATCATTCATCTTTGTCAGAATAAACATAGGTGTAACAAAATAGAAAAACGTATACATCATGATAAAAGTGCTATATGTTCGTCCAGTAAAGGGCATAAATTGTCCATTTTTACATTTTGAATTTGAATTTGAATATAATTCAGTATCATATCCTTTAGCACTCACTGATAAAAGCCAGATTCTCATTGAAGTTATGAAAAATACGGTAGCGATGTAAAATAGACCCTTATTTAAGGCAGACGAGAAGATAGAAAAAATCAAAATAGATAACATAGTTAGCAGTGGAGAATACAAAGAGAGTGCTTCCAATAATGTAATTGTGGAGCCACCGACTGAAAACGATGGTGGTGCGGAAGGTAAATATGGATTGTTTGCTGGTGAATTATTCATATATAATTTTAATATATTATAATTTTCTTCCTATTCTCCTATTCTTCCTATTCTCCTATTCTCCTATTTTTATTCTATTCCATAATTAGAGCAATTGCTTCATCTATATGATCCACCTGGTAAAAACTGATTCCCTTTACTAGTTCAGTTTCGCCATATTTTTTAATGAATTCGTCATAATCCTTCGCATTTTCTTTCGGAAATATGAAGCTCTTGACTCCCGCTTTAATTCCTCCTTGAAATTTATAATTTAGTGCGCCAATTTCCCCCACTTTGCCATTTAGATCCGCTGCTTCTCCAGTAACCGCAAAAGTATTCTTAATTTTTTTTCCACTCAATAAACTATACATTAATAATGTTATTGCGATACCAGCACTAGTGCCACTCTTGGAGATCGATCCGTCTCCCATATGAAGGTGAATGCCTGAAGTCGCATGCCTTGCTAGAAGCTCTTTCTTCTGATCCTCTGACAGCATATCGTATGCCATGGTAAGCGAGATTTGAAATGATTCCTGCATCATCTGATCTAGGAGTCCAGTCAGCTTCAGATCCAGGAATTTGGTCGCCGGAAAGAATTTTGCGCTAGCAGCTAAGATCCCAGAAGATCCTAAACTCGTCGCATAAAGGCAGTTAATTGATCCAATGCGGCTCTCATTTGCTACCATTTGAACTCGAATTTCACGCTTATCTTTGAAATACTTCTTCTTAACGTCTTCAACAGAGACGACTATAGAAGTAGAAGTAGAATAAGTTGTAGATTTCATAATTTCCAAATTTATTTCCCCCACAATTTCATAAAGTTTCTCTTTCAGCTTCCTAACACCCGGTTCCAAAGTGTATTCTTCAATAATAAATTTCAGTGTTTCTGGTAAAAATTGGATCATGCCTTCTAGTCCAACTCTTTTGTAAATATCCGGCAACAAATGGTTGTTAGCTATGTCAATCTTGTCTTCAATGGATAAATTATCAAACTTGATTCGATGAACTCGATCTAACAAAATCTTGTCAATCGCATCTACATCATTGTAAGAGAGAATAAACAGCACTTTAGACAGATCCAGATCTATCCCTGAGAAATATTTATCCTGAAATCCATCGTTTTG